ATCTATTGATTGCTTTCATTCATTCTCATATTTGAAATTACACAATCTGCAGATATAATTGTTGATACTACACTTACCGCGTTTTTTAGCGCCGATTTTGTAACCAAAACCGGATCAATGATTCCTTTAGCGATCATATCAACATCTTCTCCTGTTACTACATCTATACCTAGACCTTTAGTAGGTCTTGGTCCAATTTGCTCTAAACCAGCATTAGCTAGTATAGTATGGAAAGGAGCTGTTATAGCTTTGAGTAGTATCTCTTCACCCACCGCGTCAGCGGTGATTTCCTGTGAAGCGTTAAGAAGAGCAATTCCACCACCCGGTACAATGCCTTCTTTCAAAGCAGCTTTTGTAGCGTAAATAGCGTCTTCTACTCTATCTTTCTTTTCTTTCATCTCAACCTTAGTATCAGCGCCTACTTTCACTATACCTATAGATCCAGATAGCATTGCTAATCTTTGTTGGTGTTTCTTTTTGATAAAAGGGTTTTTGTCTTCTTTATCAATTAGCTTTTGTATACTTTTAATTCTTTCCTCTAATTCTTCTTGCGGAGGTTCTATGGTTAATACAGTGTTTTTATCATCAGTTATTGCTGAATAAGCCTCTCCTAAACAATCAACATCTATTAAATCAAGATCATCACCTAATTGTTCGTTAATTACTTTAGCACCAACAAGGAATCCTAAATCTGCCACAGTATCCTCTTTAGTAGGACCAAAGCCTGGTAAGTCGATTATATTAACTTTTATATTACCTTTTACTTTGTTCATAAGAAGAGCAGCTTTCACCTGTTGTTCTACTGGAGCAACAATTAATAAAGAACGTTTACTCTTTATAACATGCTCTAATATTTTTTGTATCTTTCTTATATTAGGAATTTCTGAAGATACTATTAACACTAATGGGTTATCAAGCTCACAAACTTGCTTGTCCTTATCAGTAACAAAATGTGGAGATGTGAGCCCTGAATCTATCTGTACACCATCCACTACTTCGACGTACGTCTCTTCAGTTGGAGACTCTTCCATTAGTACCACACCATCTTTACCTACTTTAGTATAAGCCTCTGCTATAATCTTTCCTAGTTCTGCATCATTATTGCAACTAATTGAACTAACAGATTCCAGCATATCGCCCTCGATCTTGACAGAAACCTTATCTAGGTAATTATTTACCTTTTTAAGACCAGATTTTACTCCATCCTTAATTTCTCTTGTAGTAGCATCACTACTTTCTACTTCTTTTAACAGAGATTCAGCAAGGACAGTAGCTGTAGTAGTACCGTCACCCGCTTCTCTCACTGTATTTCT